ACTAGAGCCTGGCCTAAATGCCCTTTTTGGGTTGGAATATGCCAGGTATGATGATGAATCAAGAGAAGTCTATGAGACGGAATCTTCAGAACGTGCTTTTGAAGAGGAAGTCATGCTTTCTGGCTTCGGCTCAGCGCCGGTTAAGTCAGAAGGTACTGCAGTGTCGTTTGATGACGCTGGAGAGGCGTATACCGCACGGTACACGCATGAAACTATCGCGCTTGCTTTCTCCATTACGGAAGAAGCAATCGAGGATAATCTCTATGACCGTCTTGCTTCACGCTACACGAAAGCTTTGGCTCGTAGCATGGCCAACACCAAACAGGTGAAGGGTGCAGCTACGTTGAACAATGCTTTTGATAGCACTTTTACAGGCGGCGACGGCAAAGAGCTGTGTGCTACTGATCACCCTTTGGTGAGCGGTAACACACTTCGCAATGAGCCTTCCACCGCTTCTGACCTGAACGAAACCAGTCTTGAAAACGCACTTATTGACATTGCAGCTTTTGTCGATGAGCGTGGTCTCAAAGTCTCGGTTCGTGGACTTAAACTTGTTGTTCCGCCGGCATTACAATTTGTCTCGGATCGGCTGCTTGAGTCTACTCTTCGTCCAGGAACGGCTGACAACGATATTAATGCTTCCCGAAACATGGGGATGCTGCCGCAAGGGTACGTTGTCAACCACTATCTTACGGATACGGATGCATGGTTTATCAAGACGGATGCGCCTCGCGGCTTCATCCATTTTGAGCGCATGCCCATGTCCACTAAGATGGAAGGAGACTTTGATACAGGCAATGTTCGATTCAAGGCTCGTGAGCGTTATAGCTACGGGTACTCGGATCCTCGTTGCGTGTTTGGATCTCCTGGCGCATAAGCGTTGCTTCAGAAGGGGGGGTCTCCCCCCTTCTAATTTTCCTGGGAAATATAGTTCTAGCGACTGACCCAGCAGACACTTACCACGACGCTAGAACGAAACCTTGGTAAGGAGGTATCCTCATGGGTACGACACGTTTTTCTGGACCCCTTATGTACAGTGGTCACGGCAGTGATTCCAGTGCGCTTGGGTCATGGTTCAGTAATCTTCCCCTTCAATGCAACCCTGATTATGTCATCAAAATGGATGATTTCACGGGTGTTGATATAGATGACACTGATGATTGGACCAAACAAGTCCTTAATTCCGGTACGTTGACGCAGCTGGCTGATCATGTGGGCGGCTGGGCCAAGTCAACAGGTGACGGTTCTACTGACAATTCCGGTGGATCGATTCAAGGCAATGAGATTTTCATGGTCGAAGCCAGTAAGAAAATCTTCTTTGAAGCAACTGTAGCAGTAGCTGATGCTGACGACATGGATATGTTTGTTGGTCTGGCAGAAAACGGCACCTTTGCTACAGGTGTTCCTTTTACAGCAAATAACCAGATCGGTTTCTTGTTGGTTGAAGGTGCGGCAGATATTTATGCCAACTGTGATTCCGGTGGTACTGAAACCAAGACTGACACAGGGGTTGATTTTTCTGATGGCGCAGAAGGTAGTTCTACTATTTCAAACACGCGCCGACTCGGCTTTGTGGTAACCGGAACCGGACAAGTAGATTTCTACGTGGATCGGGTAAAAGTCACCACGACAACGGATAATATCCCGACTTCGGCTCTTACGCCTTGGTTTTGTGCAATGTCTGGAACGACAACCGCCGATGCGTCTTGGTGCGACTACATTTTGGTAGCTGCCCAACGTGTCACGGATGGTATGACACAATTCAATGAGCAATCGTAAGGTTAGGAAGTGACTTATGGCAGAAAAGAAAAAAACTGCTAAAAAAGATACCCCTAAACCGGGAATTGAAGATCGTTATAAAAAGGAATTGCCCCCTGAGTGGACCGCTAAGTATAAGGCTATGGTTATGGCCGGTCTTATCAAGGAAAAATAGGAGTATCAAATGGCAGATTCAGTAAATGTATCGACCATTATTGATGGTCCTCGTAAAGCAGTATTTTACCTCACTAATGTTAGTGACGGTACGGGCGAATCTGCTGTCACGAAGATAGATGTAAGTGCTTTAAGCACCAGTCAAGACGGAGACGCCTGCACGGGTGTTCGCATTGAAAGCCTTTCTTTTTCCACTGTTGGAATGGGAGTCCAATTGCTTTGGGATGCTACAACTAACCGTTTAGCAATTGAACTTCCCGCCAATTATAGTGATTCTTTTGATTTTTCCGCCTTTAGCGGTCTTCCAAATTATTCTGGTTCTGGGAAAAATGGAGATGTGCTATTAACCACAGTAGGAGCAGCAAACGGCGAGACGTACACTTTAACCATCACCTGTATTAAGGAATATACGGATCTTTAAATCTATTGGATAGGTTTTCATACACATGCAACGCGATATTCCAAAAGTTCCAGAAGATCTGGAGGAGATGAGGGTACAGTTTTATCACTATGCCACACAGCAACACTATATCTTAGATAAAGTAAACCAATTGGAACCGGACGTTAAGGATATAAAACGTACCTTGTTTCAAATCAAATGGTTTTTATTGGGTGGTGTGGTGATATTGCTTGCCCAACAAACAGGTATCGGGCCTGTTCTGGCTGCACTGCTTAAATGAATCATGGCTACGTCTGGATCTATAAATTTCGAACTCGATGTAAATGATTATATTGAGGAAGCCTTTGAACGGTGCGGTCTTGAAGTTCGTACAGGTTATGATCTAAAAACCGCGAAGCGTTCTATGAACTTGCTTCTAGCGGATTGGGCTAACCGTGGCTTAAACCAATGGACCATTAAGCAGACCTCCATAACCGTTGCGGCGGATATTACTGAATATCCTGCGGGCACCGTAACTATGACGGTGGGTTCTAGTTCAGGTTTTACGATCGCTGAAACCATTACGGGAGGAACCAGTGGCGCTACGGCTTCCATTACCAATCTTCCCTCGGGTACTTCAATGGCGATCACCATTCCGACAGGAACTTTCACCAGCGGTGAAACCCTTACAGGTGGGACAAGCGCAGCAACTACCACCCTTTCTGCTGCCGTTGATTTAACGAACGCACAGGGCACCATAGATATTTTATCGTTAGTGGTTAAACGAGGCGATAACAGTTATGCCGCCGCGCGTTTAAGTCGGGACGGATATATTACGATCCCAAATAAAACAGAAACAGGTCGTCCTTCCCAGTTTTTCTTAGATCGACAAGTAACGCCTAATTTAAAAATTTGGCCTGCGCCTGAAAACAGTACAGACATTCTCATTTTTGATCGTCTTTATCGAATAGACGATGTTGATGATTTTACAAATACACTTGGTGTACCGTTTCGTTTTTATCCTGCTTTGGCAGCAGGACTTGCTTATTACATTGCGTTAAAACGAGCGCCCAATCGGATTCAAGTTTTGAAACCGTTATATGAAGAAGAGATGGAGAGGGCTATGGTAGAAGATCGTGACCGAGCCTCGTTTAATGTCGTGCCTAGCTTAGAGTATGCGAAATTTAACTGATGTCTCGTTTTGCTGTAGGAAAACATGCGCGGGGAATTTCAGATAGATCTGGGTTCTCTTATTTACTTAGGCGTATGAAAAAGGAATGGACCGGAGCGCTTGTTGGCTATGATGAATGGGAACAAAAGCAGCCCCAGTTAGACCCAAGACGTAAGGTAGTGGACCCACAGGCTTTGAAAAATCCTCGTCCCGATAGGGTCGAACCAATGGTGGTCTATGTGGATACGATTATTCCTGAAATAGCTAACTTTAAGCCCATCATGTCTGTGGGGCAGGTTGGCGCGGTGACGGTGGCGACATGAGCTTTACTTACTCCAGTCTAAAGACCGCTATACAGGATTACACCGAAAACACGGAAACTACGTTCGTCTCGCATATGGACGACTTTATAAAGCTGTCCGAAGAACGGATCCTGAAAAACGTCCAATTACAGCTTTTCCGTAAAAATGTAACGGGGACCATGTCTTCTTCTAACCAGTATTTAGCTGCGCCGAGCGATTTTTTAGCACCTTTTTCGTTATCTATTACAAGCAGCAGTGTTAAGAGCTTTCTTCAATACAAAGACGTAAATTTTGTGCAGTCTTTTAACCCTAACAGTGCTACAACGGGAACGCCCCGGTATTATGCGCTGTTTGACATAACCAACTTTATTATTGGCCCAACGCCGGATAGTGGATATACCACGGAAATGCACTATTTCTACCGACCCGCCAGTTTGACGGCTGCGGGAGACAGTGGAACAACGTGGTTGAGTGAAAATGCCACGTTGGCTCTTTTATATGGGTGTTTAACCGAAGCCTATACCTATATGAAAGGGGAGCAGGATTTAATGGCCGAATATGAAAAACGCTTTGGAGAATCTATGGTGGCCTTAAAGATGTTTGGGGAAGCTAAGGAAGTTACGGAAGATTATCGTGCGGGTATGGTTATTAGGCCAAAACAATGATGGACGCATTAAAATTAGACCTTCCTTCCGATTATTCCGTAGAGGTTCATACGACAAATAATCGTGGCTTTACGCCTGAAGAAGTGGCGCACCACTGTGCAAACAAAATCATTTCTATATCCAACAATACTCATCCGGGTATTCAGGCACAGGCTTACGCCTTTAAGGGCCATATAGAAAAAATGATTGCCTTTTACATGCGTGAAGCCATTAAGAGTGATCGAACCACTGTCTATAACGCATTAATGGATGCAGGTCATCCAGAACTTGCTGAATCCATTAGGAGACTTTGATATGGCTTTTACCGGAAATTTTATGTGTACGTCTTTCAAGAAAGAATTAATGGAAGCCAAGCACAACTTTTTACTTAGTGGTGGGAACACCTTTAAAGCTGCTTTGTATACCAATAGTGCCTCTTTTACGGCAGCTACAACAGCTTATACGGACACTAATGAGGTTTCTGGTACGGGTTACGTCGCTAAAGGTAACACGCTTACTCGGATAGATCCGACAACCAGTAGCACCACGGCGTATACGGATTTTGCAGATACTACGTGGTCATCCAGTACAATCACGGCTCGTGGTGCGATGATTTTTAACGAGGATACTACTGGAGATACTTCAGTGATTGTTTTGGACTTTGGTTCTGATAAATCCTCCAGTTCGGGAGACTTTAAGATTGTATTTCCCGCTGCGGACGCCAGTAATGCAATTATAAGGATCGCTTAATGGCCGCAATCACCGGTTGGGGCCGCAGTACATGGGGTTCAGGCACATGGGGCGAAGCCGCTCCAGTTTCCGTTACGGGTGTTGCGGGAACCGGTGCGGTTGGCTCTGTAACAGTTGAGCTTAGTATTGATGTTTCTGTAACAGGTGTTGCGGGAACCGGTGCGGTTGGGTCGGTAACGGTTACTGAAGGAAGCGGTGTAACCGTTTCTGTAACAGGTGTTGCCGGTACGGGTTCGGTAGGTTCGGTAACGGTTGAAGGTGATGCCAGTGTCAGCGTTACGGGCGTTGCGGGAACAGGTTCTGTAGGCACTGTTACTGCTACTGGGGATTCTAATGTAACGGTTACGGGCGTTGCGGGTACAGGTTCGGTTCAGGAGAAACAAGCGGGGTTCTAGTTTGGAGTCTTATAATTCCAGATCAAGACCCCAGCTATAGTCAAATTAGCCCTAGCCAATCTCCATCTTGGGCTTCTGTGTCACCTTCTCAATCGCCGTCTTTTACACAAATAACGCCGAGCCAATCCCCCTCTTGGTCTTCAGAGACACCTTCTCAAACACCAGATTGGATAAAAATTGCAGCATAGGACATGAGTTATGGCAAGTACATACACAACTAATCAGGGCCTCGAAAAACCGGCAACGGGGGACCGTTCTGGAACGTGGGGA